TCCACCGGGCAACACAAAAGATGAATATTTTGGATAAAGATTAGGAGACAAAGAGGTTTCTCCGGTCACTTCCATTAAATCTGGCAAATTAGCCCGAAAATACTCTCGTTGATTTTGAACTATCTGGTTAATTGCGGCTTGTCTTTCTTGTGAATTAGTAATAAGAATACCGCCAGCCTCATCAGAAATTACATTGTCTGGTTGGTTTGCAAACTTAACGCGAATATTTTGTTCTAATTTGGCTAATGCTCCTTCTATATTTTGTTCGCCCAGCCGCACTTCCTGTAAGTTCACACGGTTAGCCGCAAGATAGTTCTGAACCTCTTGTTTGGTTACGGACTTTTTGCCCTTGAGAAAATCGTCCAATCCTGTCCATTTGATTTCTTCGGGTTTGACCCCGGCGGTTTTTTCTATTTGCGCCAAGAACTGATCGCCCGTTCCTTTGGCCTGCGGAAGGTTAATAACAGTCTCTTCAACTGCAGAGTAAAACCCAATCGGCGATTTCGGAGCCATTTCCCTTGCCATCTGAATCGGGGTAATCGCCCCGACTGGCGGTGTTTCCCTCATCTGCCTTACAATCGGCCTCGCTGCCTGGACTGTTCCTACCGCGCCAGGTATAAGCCCCAAAACGCCTACACCAGCCTCTAGCGCTGCCTGACCATACTCACCCTGCCCGGCAAGCTGTCCAGCCCGTTTAAGAGATCCTGCGGCCTCTTCCGTCTGTAGCGTCGTTCCAAGGAATGGCACGACATCGGCAATCCCAAGATCGGCTGGCAACGGTGACGATGGGCCACCGAAGATCGCTTGGGAGACGCTCCTTGCCTGTGGTCGTCTCATGCCAAAGAACTCCAGCCCTCTCTGCGCTCCTGAACTTAGGCGCTGCCGCATGGTGGGTTCAAACGGGGTAATTGTCGGGACAGACGCTTGGAATCTTTCTTTGGGGTTCGGGATGTCTGGCGGTCTCTGCGGTTCAATCCCCTCGAACCCAATCAAAGGGTTCTGGAACTCCATCAGCAGAGCCTGATACGCCAGCTCCTTCATCCGTGGATCAGCCAATTGGCCTTCCCCCTAAAATCTCCTGAATGCCTTTTGCTGAGTCAATCGCCAGGCGCTGATCATCTTCATCGACCTTGGCCAATGTTTCGATTGTCTTGGCATTGCGCTCTGCTGTGCCTGCTGCTTTGTAGTCTGCATCGGCCAGAGTGTTGATAACGTCAGCTCGAGCTTTCGCTGCCTTGGCAATCGCCTCTTCGGCTGCGGCCTGCAAGAAGATTGCATTCGGATCGCCCTGCGCCTGCTGCGCCGCCATCTCCGCGGCCAGTGCCTCTGCTTCTTCCTGTGTCGGTTTGACCACGCCCATGCGGATCAACTTCTGTCGGAAGTAATCTCGAACCTCTGCAATGCCCTCGCCTTCCATGTTCATCATCGCCATTGCACCAAGGACTTGAAGCGTCTCTGGGTCTTGAGTGATCTGCATCATTCCAAGAATAGATCGGACCACCGCCTGGCGCTTACTCGAGGAAGACGGTCCAACGTCTACAATGACATCGAGGTCGGCAGTCGAAAGGTCGTTTTCCAGCTCCATCTCGCCAGCAGGGGAGATCGTTGGCTTCATCAGCTCGAGGCTTTCCATCTCGCCAGCCAGGCCAACACCCTTCATCCGACGGCCTTCTTCAACGTAGACATCCTTGGCCATCGAGAGCCATATTTCTCCAGAACGGCGAACGGCCTTGGCCATGTTCGACATATAGATGAAGGTCTGCATATCCATTCGCTGCTGGATAAGCTCCACAGCCTTGCCAGATATATTGCTAACGATTTGATCTTGTTGGCCAGCATTGCCGAGAATGTCCTGAATGTCTTGCTCGGTAACCTGGAGAAGCGCGGCAAGAGATGGTGGGATCGCAGCCGACCGGGTATAAGCGACTGGCCCAGAGATTTGCGAAGAACCGTCTGCGCCTGTCACCGGGTTAATTAACAAGTAAGGGTAATTCCGAAGGTTATCTTCTGACCACATGATCTGATGGCCAGCGACCTGTTCGGGAGTCATAATCGGTTTCTCAATGCTCGAGTAAGCACTGATCTCACCGAGCTTGGAGAGTTGCATATTCTTGAGACGTTGCGCGTCTTTTGCGAGACGAACGTGGCCCATCATGCGCTCGATGTTGTCGATAAACCATCTCTTACCGTAGACCGGGACGATGGGAATGTCCTTGCCTGCGATGTATCCAAGGTCGTCTAGGATGCGGCCACCAGACATCAGGTATTTGTGGACCCTTCTCTTCTTGACCCGCTTCTGGCGAACCTCGATTGTTCCAATGGCCGCAAACTCTTCGAGCTTCTCATCATCTAGCTCGTCGCTTGTGTAGCGCTCCTCTTCGCCAGAGATGTTCTGGAATATCCGCACCGTGGTGTTGACATCCTCAACCTTGTAATACTCGGCGATGTAAACAACGTCGGGCGTGGCCCAGTCGAACTCGTATTGGTGGATCTCTTTCGGCCAGGTCGCTGGATCGTCTCCATATTGCTCTTTATAAGATTCTCGAGTCAGCGCTGTCAGCACAAAGCATCGACGGGCATCGGCCTTGTCCTGACGCTTGGCGTTTAGATCGAAAAAGACTGAGCTGTCGGCATCGAAGATTGGCTCGATGATGATGCGCTGCTTTTCGTTCTCGTCGTCCTCTTCATCTTCGTAGACCGTCCGAAGGCGCCAGGCTCCAAATCCACCACCGACCGCTTCCTCAAATCCGTTGTCGTATGCTTCCTCGGCGCTCGAGTCCATCTCGTCTGCGCGGTAAAGCTTGTCGCAAGTGTCAGCGATTTTTGATTCGGGCCGACCGTCGCGGGGAACATAATCGACGGTGATTCTATTGTTGCGGTATTCGTTGATGATGCGAGTCACGGCCAACATAATCTTGTTGACCTCGAACTTCGGTTTGTTCTCGTACTGCTCTCGGAGTGGGCCTTCCCACTGAGCGCCACAGATTGAATAGAATCGACGGTCTTGCAGGCATTGAAGGCGTTCGTCTCGAACTGCCTCTTGGATTCTGTCGAACTCGGCCATCGCTTCGGCGTGAATATTCGCCATGCGCTGGTCGTTAGTTAATCGGGCCATTTCAGCTCCTTACGTTTTTTGAATTGTCTACCAATTATTCTTGACAGGCAACGGCTTGAGTACGGCGGCGGCTGGTTTTGCGGCGCGTCTGACACCTTCGCAGGCGTATCTCAAAGCATCGATAACGTGATTCTCTCGATCCTCGAGTCTTGGAAGAATCTTCCCTGTCAACGGGTCTTGCTTGTAAGAGTAAAGCGTCAGCTCGTCGATTGTATGAATGCACCGCGGATGCACGACGATGTCATAAGACTTGAGCCACTCGACACCTTCCTCGACTGAGTTGGCCCCTTTGACCGCGCTCATTATCTTTGGGAATCCATTGGCTCTCATATAAGAGATTGTCTCTGGCCTGCTTGAGTCTGCAACGATTGGCCACTTCTCCGATTCTGGGACCGAAAAGAACAGCGCAGGCGTGTCGGTGATCTCGCAGCCGACCATATAAGCCTCGTAATCAACGAACAGGGTGCGGCCAACAATGTGGCAGCGTGCCAAGACTGTCGGATCTATGGCAAAGCCCCAGTCAGCGCCCAGGCGGTGGATCGCGTCCTTCGGAGCCTCAAATTCCTCGACTTTCCAGTTCTTAAAGACTCTCGTCTGGGAGTTGGTGACATACGATCCCTTCCAGACATGGAGATACTTGTCCATGTCCCTGCCGCGGTCGTACTCCATCTCGGCCTTAAGGACCGTCGGAAACCAGGGATTGCCCTCATAGTTGACTTCGACCACCAAGGCATCAGGCGGCGGGTTTGGCCCTCGCAATAGGTGATCTACTGGATCGGACTCATAACGTGGGTTCCAAGTGAAGAGCAGCTCGGAGCCAGGCTTTCTGATCGTAGGTCTCAATAGGTCCAGGCTGCGCTGTGAGAGCGACTGGGCCTCTTCCACCCAGGCAATATCGTAGCCTTCCAAAGACTTGATTGAGTCGGCTGTGTGGTTCTGCATCCCTTGGAAGATGATTCTCCCACCCCGGGGAGTCAGTATTTGATCCCGCTGGATCTCGAAGAGCTGCCCGACCTGGAGCTTCTCGATCTTTTCCTCGAGCAACTTCTTGACCGACTGGTTCAGAGACTTCTGGACCTCACGAACGCATACAACGTCGGTTTTATTGGTTACGCACCTTCGGATGATGTATTCAGAGAATGCGTGGGATTTGCCTGATCCGCGGCCACCGAAGGCTCCGCGATATCGAGCTGGCTTAGTTAGAACATCGACGGCCCAGCGTGGGATTTCAATGTTGAGGGTCAACAATGGTCAATCTCACCTCTGAAACCAATGGACCGCCACCAGGACCGCTAATCTCGCTCTCAACCTTGTCTGAGTATCCGTGCTTGGTCAGCATCAGCTTGCTGATTGAAGCGTTGTAGTCGCCCATTAAACCGCCTTTAAGCAGCCCTCTCTCTTGTTTCTCGAGAACTTTTCCTACGATGTCAGAAAACTTAGGGTTTTCCTTGGCCCACTCATAGATCGTCTGCCTTCTCTTATCGATGTAGAGGGCAAGCCCGACAATAGTTGGCACAAGCTCGTCGGTAGCATAAGCGCCGTTCACATACTCTTCTGCCTTCTTGAGGATGGCATCGTTGAGTTCTTTTGGGCGCCCACCGAGGTTTTTCATGCCTGCGCCTCGGTCTTGAGTTTGTAGGTCCAGATCTCTTTGCGCCCGAATCCTTTGACTCTTGCAATCTTCTCTTGTTCGATCAAACCCCTCTTGCGTAGGTGAGCCAGGCTCATGCTGATCTGGCCGTCCGACAGCTCGGGGTGCTTCTCTCTAAGATCTGCGTGAGTCAGTGGTTCACCGTTCAAGCAGGCCCGGATTTTAGTGACTGCGCCAGAGCGCTCTTTTTTGATCTCTTCCATGATGATTCTCCTTGGCAATAATTGTAAATCATTATTTGCCGAGCATCACCTGAATTGCTCGACGCACTGCATCTATTGCGCTGGAGATTCGGGCCTGAAAGAGTCTGCGCCGCCTATATGTTTCTACCAAAGTTCTGATGACTCGTTTCATTTATCTTTCCTTATGTCGGCCCATATACCAATGCCAATCGCAACGAACACCAAAATTACAAACCACGTTAGTTCACGGGCAGCTGCGGCAGCCATTCCCGTTTCCACCCACCAATTTAGTCTGTCCATTACCGCACCCTTAAATTGCAGTTGTAAGCCTGTGACCCATCGCGGAACACGCCCATAAACCGACAATCCTCAGTAATTTGTTTGTTTTCCCAGGCCATACCAAACAAACACGCCAGCACCGCTACAAATATCATCACCAACGACCGACCCCACCATCCGTTCAGCGTTTTTAGCCCTTTATCCCAATACAACCGTATGTCGTTCATTGGTTTTTCCCTCGCAGTAAAGCCTCTGTTGCCAAAACAAGGTTCTCTACCGTGATGATGTCATCGTCATGGTAGCGATCACAAAGGTCTTGCAATTCCTGACCCGTCAGACCAACCCATCCCGGCTCGGCAAGTGCCTGACGCAGTGCTTCAACCGCTGGAGTCTTTGCTGCCCATTTGCCTAAGTTTGCTTCCAAAGCCTCTAAGCCCATCTCTGCCGCTTGTCTCAAGTCGCTCATCTTTCAATCTCCAAAATGTTTGCCGCAATACGCTCTCGCTCTTTTCTCAAGATCTCAAGTGTTGCAACCTGAACTGGCTCACGGGTCCCAGTTAAAGCAATCTTGGCGCATCGTTCACGCTCTTGCTCTGCTACCAAATTAGCAAACTTGTCTAAAAAGTCTTTGGACATAGCCGCATATAGAACTATTGGCCTCTCAAGAGATGTTGTGCCATCAAAGCCTGCCGCTTCATGGGCTAAGCGAGTAACGTCATCTTTAGTCATTTCTCACCCCTTGCTTGTATGACTTCTATTGTTGCCTGAGTTACCTGTTTTGCAGTAAACGCATCGAGGTTTTTGTATGCCTCAAGAATTTTGATGATTGCGTCACGCTCGATGTCTACGGCCCAGTTGACCAGCTTGACGATAAACTCGTCTGCGTCTAGCCCCTTGGGAAGCGCTGCGACTAGCTCGGCAATCTCTTCTTTAGTCATAGTTGCACTCCCATTACCGTCGGCCTGTGTTCCATATAAGGCTGCTCGAGCTTCATTGGCCTGCCAGAGGCGACAAAGGTCGAGAGCGCCTTCTCGTATGGCCCGATTTTGTCAACCAGGTCCAGGCGCTGCAATAACCTCAGAATGCCATAAGGCTCACTCTGGTGGCCGAGATAATCTGCGACCTGTTTGGCTGTGTGCGGCTCACGCAGATAGTCCAAGACTTTCTGCTCAGTAGGGCTTAGCTTCATTTTCTATTACCTCACGATTGGTTTTTTCCATTCCATCATCGGAATAACTCTGGAATAAAGTTAAGCGCTAGGAAGAGACTGACCAAGAACACTGACCCCAGCAGGCAGTCGAGCTTGGAGTTCTGCTTTGCGTCGATCCTTCGCTGCCGTAATTCTTGCAACTGCTTCCCGGTCAGGTTGAACTGCGCTAATGGCGACTGTGAATATTTTCTTGAGTTCATCGATGTTCTCCGATTCATTGATTGCTGTGATGTTGTCAACTATTACCGACTCTGAGACCTTGGCCGCTTTGACCTCATGCGAATGCGCGTCTGCGTCGTTATCGCCTTCGGTCGGGATTGCAAAGGATTGAAAGCAGGCGTACTTGTAGGCAGCTGACATCGCCTTGTTGGTGGCTTTGTCGCCTGAGTCCATCGCCTCACCGAATGTTTTGATAGTGTGCTTTGATCCATCTTCAGCGCTTACTAGGTCGAACTCGGCCTCGACCGTCACATAAAAGAGCGCGGTGCCTTTGGCGTTAACCCGTTCCTCGCAGCTGCGCGAGAGCATCCTCGGGAGAATGCAAAGACCGTGCTGGGCCAGTAGCGGTGATATTGCGTTGTAAACCGCATCAATGCCGCGGAAGTTAAAGTTTTGCGCCTGGTTCTTCGAGTCCTTGGCAATGCCAATCTTCGAAAGTGCATCCTGAACTTTGTTGATTGCTTGATAGACCTTCATTTTCTACTCCTTCTTGGTTGTTGAACTTCTATTATAGCGATTCTATTGTTTTATGCAATAGATTCGGATGATTCGCCCGTGGGCGCTTGGTCGGTTGCTGGGCATATACCCGACGGGTTTGAACCGGGGGTCTTTGAACACTGCGCCCATCAAGTTGTGGTGTGCGCCTTCTGGCAGTGGGCAGATTTGGTGGATCTCGTCCGAACTGACCCTTCCCTGCTCCCGAGCGATTTTCTCGGCCAGAAAGCGTGCCTGCTCGAGCCACCAGCCAAAGCCCTGGGAGACTTTGGCCAGCCCCTTGTCTCGTCTCTGCCGCCCCTCAAAAAGCCCGATTTGGGTCATATTTCCTCCACGGTGATCTTGTACGCTTTACGGTTCTTGTCGATCACGGCGAGGTGTTTCTTGGTGCTGACGAACTCACCATTTTTGCCCAAGTCCCACTTGATCGACCCGGCCCCAATGATGATGTTTCGAGGGTCTGGGCCATCCATTGCGTCTTGAATGCGCTTGGCAATGTAGTCGCAATAACTTAGGTGGAAAACTTTCGCGACCTCTTGTTCTTGTTGCTCGAGCTGCTGCTGGTGGTGAAGTGCTGCCTGGATGTCGTCGTCGTTCATTTTAGTTTCCTCCCTCTGTATGCTCGTTGTGCCTGCCTCACAAAATACAAACGCGACTCCGATGCCTGGGTTCTAAACTTTTTCGGATCGTAGTCCAAAGCCTCAAGGCAACTGATCAATTGGTCGATCAAATCAAGAGGCACATACACTGACTGCGCTGTAGAGCTTCTCCGCTCCGGGGTGCTGGCAACAATCAACATAGCTGCGTCAGCCAAGTCTTTGTTTTGTTGCCTCTCTGCCGTCAATACTCTACGGCCAATTCGCTCCCGCGCAGCGCGAGTTAATAACGCTCCGCGCTCTTCATTTATAAGGTCTTGATAAGTTGTCATTTTCTTTCCTCAGAGCAGGGACCGAAGCCCCGGTTGGTTTATGCGTAAAGGTAGCAGTCTGATTTTTTGAACTTGCGACCGGCATCGAATATCTTTTGAGACTCGGCAACATAGTCAAGTTTCTCTGTCGCATACGGCCCCCATTTTTGGCAGAACTTGAGAAGAGATTTGCGGTCGGCCATTGTGTGCCAATACTCTTGTTCTGCATGAAGGTCTAACTCATGCAGGCAGAGATAGCAGAGGTCGGCGATTGTTGTATGCTCACGGAACTCAAAGTAAGTGAGGCCTTGAACCTTTGAGAAATCTTTGAGTGCGTCTTGATAAGTCATTTGTCTGCTCCTTTTCTGAAGTTCACTATTTGCTCACTACAAGATCTATTATACAGAGAACAATAGATAGTGCAACTCTAATCACCCACAACTTATGGGGGAATTATGCTGGTCCTGCCCTGGCCACCCAAAGAGCTGTCGCCCAATGCCCGAGTCCATCGCCTAGCCAAGGCAAAGGCCGCTAAAGCCTACAGGCTGGCTTGTTGGGCAATTGCCAGGCAATCCCTCATCAAACTCCCAGAAGGCCGTCACGCGCTGAAATTGACCTTCGTGCCGCCCACCAGACAGCCGCGGGATCTAGACAACTGCCTGGCTTCGATCAAGTCTGGGCTGGATGGGGTGGCAGATGCCTTCGGACTCAATGACCGGGCCTTCAGGCCGATCACGATAGATATGGCTGAAAACGTCGGTGGGATGATCATTGTTGAACTACTGGAAAATTGATGTATCATAGGAAATGTCGGAGTTGACATCCCGGCGTTTGGCGCAAACCGTGTAGCACCTAGAACCTCTTAGTGAGGGCTTGATGTCATCGTTTGGTTTGCGCCCGATGCTGGCCTGTCAAGCCCAAGTCTTCACTAAGGGGTTTTTTTATGTCCAAACGCAAAGCACTCATCACCAAGTTCTACATGGTTCGCCTTGAGGGTGGTGAATGGTCGCCTCGCGCAAAGCATGAAACCCTGGCCCTGGCCATCCAAGAGGCAGCTCGTTTGTCAAAGCAATTTGGCAAGCAGGCCGTCGTCTTGATGTCCACCGTCGTCGTGAAGACAGAGGGCGATCAAGTTCTCATAGAGGATGCGAATCCTGAGACTTGACCGACCGTACTCCGCACGATAGCAAGCACCTGAATCGGTGGCGCGGAAGGAAAGACACCCAGCATTGACACCCCGTGCTTGGGTTCCAGCCTGTCAGCGAGGGACTGGAAGAGTCGAGAGGAAAGTGGTGGGACAAGACTCTCGATGAATGAATCGCTGCCTTCGGGTTAACTAGGATGTTCATAAATCAGAGCAGCACAGTAAATAAACATCTGGGTCGGGGCTTCCACCCCTTGGGGAAACTTTGTCAAAAATTAGAGAAAGGTAAGCAAATGGAAGAGTTCGAGAAGTTCTGGAAAACATACCCGAGAAAGATCGGGAAAGCTGAAGCTCGGAAAGCCTGGGCGCAGACTGAGAGAATAAGGCCCGATACAGAGACCCTCATCATAGCAATATACGCTGCCTGCAAGACTGAGCAATGGATGCAAGGCGGTGGACTGTTCATCCCCCACGCATCGACCTGGCTCCGCGGTGAGCGCTGGGAAGACGAACACGAAGTCATTCTCCCAGGTGTCGTCAACGAAAAACAATGGTTCGAGACCTCAACAGGCATCGAGGCCAAGGGTCGTGAGCTGGGCCTGAATCCGGATCAATTCGCATCTTGGCCAGCATTCAAGCAGGCCGTCATGCACCAGACGATGAGGGCAGCGTGACTCCACAAGAATTTGAGATCGCCAGACTGCACCACGACCTGGCCGCTGCCGAGACCGAAATCAGGGAGACTCGGAAAAGAATCATCGATGAGATTATTGAGTACGCGAAACTCGAACACATTACTGTCAACGACCTCATTCGGATAATGAAGTCGATGCGATGAAGGTCTTCGTTCTCTCCCACCAGCAGGCCCGACAAAACGCCCTCAGAGCGGTTTCTGAAGCCCCGGAAGGGTATGAGGTCAGGATTGCTGAGAAGCGGCGCTCACTCGACCAAAACGCCCACTTCTGGGCAGTCCTGACAGATATCTCCCAACAGGTCGAGTGGCATGGGCAGTTCCTGAGTCCAGAGGACTGGAAGCACATTTTGACCGCGGGACTTAAAAGAGAGCAGAGGATGGCGCCAGGCATCAACGGTGGCTGGGTCGTTTTGGGGTCTTCCACCAGCAAGATGACCAAATCAGAGTTCTCGGACCTTCTCGAGCTGGCCTACGCATTCGGCGCGGAGAAAGGGGTGCATTTTGAACTACCGCAACAAGAGATTGCTTGAGGCCGTGAGACAACTTCCCTGCACTGTCTGCGACATCGAGGATGGGACCGTGGTCGCGGCCCACTCCAACCAGCTGCGCCACGGGAAGGGAAAGGGAATCAAGGCCCACGATTGGTCTATCGCCGCCCTATGCCATGCCTGCCACTCCCAGATCGACCAGGGCAAAGACCTCGATAAAGCCACCCGGTTCGGCCTCTGGGATCGGGCATTTGAAAGAACCTTGCAACTATTGTGGGAACGGGGCATAATAGAAGTTCGTTAATTAATCATTGATGGAGAAGAAAATGGAAATCAAGCACGCAAAAGAGTCTGGACACTGGTATACCCGCGAAGGCGTCCCTGCCTACACTGTCAAGTCTGCAAAGGGTGAAGACCGCCCGACAAACCTAAGAGACGCCAGGAAACTCAACCTAGTCCCTTCAGTTACCACAATCCTCGGGGTGGCCGCGAAGCCTGGTCTTGAGATCTGGAAGCAGAATCAGGTTCTATTGGCAGCCCTGACTCTCCCGAAGCAGGAAGGCGAGTCGGAATCTGACTGGGTCAATCGGATCATCGAGGACTCCAAAGAGCAGGGTAAAAAAGCAGCTGAGTTCGGCACACAGATCCACGCTGAGATCCAGGCGCACTTCGAGGGCAAATCCTACAACCCAGAGTTCAAGGACTACGTCGAAGGCGCTGTCTCCGCAATCTCAAGTCACTTTAACGACTGGGAATGGATCTCTGAGAAGTCATTCGCGCATGAGCTGGGCTTCGGCGGGAAGTGTGATCTCTTCATCCCTGCCGACGATAAGCAAAATTTGACTGGTTTCGTGGCCGACATCAAAACCAAAGACTTTGGACCTGATGACAAGGTCTCGGCATTTGATGAGCATCTCTTACAACTCTCAGCCTACCGGGTCGGTCTGGGCGCTCAGAGAGCCAGGTGCGCCAACGTATTTGTCAGTCGCAACCATCCTGGTCTCGTTCAGGTGATCGAATGGAGCCAGGAAGATTTAAGCCGCGGCTGGCAGATGTTCATCCGCCTTTTGGAGTTCTGGCAGATTAAAAACAACCACAAGTAAGGAAATCAAATGAGTTCAGTCAATAAAGTCATTCTGATCGGGCGATTGGGCGCTGACCCTGAAAGACGTTCGATGCCAGATGGCACGGCGGTTTGTAATTTTAGCTTGGCCACCTCGACCATCTCCAATAAAAACGGAGAGCGCAAAGAGTTCACCGAATGGCACAAGTGCTGCGCTTTCAATAAGGCGGCAGAGATCGCCGGGGAATACTTGAAGAAGGGTTCCCAGGTCTTCGTAGAAGGCTCTCAGAGGACTCGGAAGTGGACGGACAAGGATGGGCAAGAGCGATACACCACAGAGGTCGTGGTGGGCCGTCTGGTCCTTCTTGGTGGGAAGTCTGACTCGTCACAGGCTTCCAAATCTGTTGATTTTGATGACGACATCCCAGGTTTTTAACTCGAAAGGAAAGTAATCATGGAAGGAAAGAAAATGTTTGCATACGTCGCGCTCTGCGCTCTCGGTATCGTCACCGCGGGTTGCTCGTCTCTGCCTGGTTCAGGCCCGATGACGAGTTCTGGGGAGTCTGTCTTGATGGTCGAGAAAGAGTCCTACGCATTAAGCCGCCAGCAAGTCATCCAGGCGATCACAGAGTGCCGCAGCGCAGGGCTTCGGTCTTATGTGATCTACGGGAAGCGGTTCGTCAACCAGCGGCCAGCTGACGTTGTCGTCGATGTAACCTGTTACTGAAAAAGATCCCCCCAGAAACCAACCTGGGGGGCCAAGGGGAAGTTAGTAAGACCAGATTCTCGTTGGCCCGGTGTCCAGATGCAAAAACCGTCCTTCCCCTTTTTGCTGGACACCAATCCCGCTAAATCCTAGTTCAAGCGCCAGGCTCAAGATTCTGTGCGCCTCAACACCCTGGCATCCGATGTCGCAGGCAACCCCAAGCGTGTGGACACCAGGCGCAGCCTTCTTGGCCTCAATCGAATGCCTCACAGACCGAAAGCCACTGGTGATCTTTAAAGGTTTGTCATAGATCGATCTGAGCCTCTGGAGCTTCTCCATAAACTCATGCTGCATCTCGTTCTCACCCGTCTCCCGGCAGTCGAGTTCGTGCTTCTGGAAGTTCGGATATGAACCCCACTGAGCAATCATTTTTTCTTGCTCCAGATTTCAGCAATCTTCTCCGCACCGCGGGAGCCAAAGTAGAAGGAAAAAATCAGCATTCCCCATTGACCCAGCAAAGTGACGTACACCTCATTGGCGTTCTGCCCAAAAGCCGACATCATCGCAAAGAGGAAGTAGGCCACAAAGACCGATATTAGCGCCATAGGACGGATGTTCTTAGACAACCAAGAATCGGATGTCATATCCGCTGCGTGGCGCTTGGTCAGCTCTTCCTGTTCTTTCATATCAGCCTGGAGCTGCGCGAGTTCTCCGCGCTGCTGCATCTCCATCAATGCAACTTGAGCCTGCGCTTTGGCAGTAGGATCAGGTATTACCTTATCCAGAACCCTCATCCCAACGTCTAATAACGCGGCTAACGGCAGCATCTAAACACCCCCATCCAAAAGACCCAGACCATCATCGGGAATGCCCAAAGTCCCATCAAGGCTTAAATATCGAAATAATATAACCAACCACAACAGACACCCCGGAGACGACAGTCATCCCGAACCAGAGTCCACCCTTGGACTTGTTCGCCAATGCTAAGAGTTCTTCGAGCTGGCGCTCCATCTTGTCAAACTTCTTGTCCATGTCTTGGACTTTTTGCCAAAGGACACCATAACGCACCAGGTCGATGCCGCCGTCTTCGTTCTGCACTTCCATCTCCTAGAGACCCTGACCAGGCGTGATGTAAATGTCAGCTGCACCCGCTGGGCAGGCAGCAGTGAAAAATGCATCGCCATTGAACCGAAGGACTTCAACTGCGCCTGGCACTAGGACAATCGTCTTCTGAGGTGTTCCAGCAACGATGGCCGCAGCTCGAGCAGTCGCTTGGGCTGCGTTCGCTCCAACACCGAGAAACACAGTGTCGGGGCTATTGTTGATGATTCGATACTGCCCATAACCAGTTGAGCCAGGATCAACGCTGACCTGAACCGGGGCGGGTGGAGCGACGTTCGCCACAATCAGATGCGACGGTCCTAGCGGTTGAAACGGAAATTGTGATGCTGATGCCATGTCAGATTCCTTTTAAGGTTAGTTTTTGACGATCCGATACTGACCGACACCCGTGGTCTTCTTTCGGACGTTGACTTCAACGGGAGCCAGAGCAGCGACGTTCGCCACGATCAAGTGACTGGCCCCAAGTGGGGCAAAAGGATATTGTGAAGCGGTGGACATGATTTTTCCTTTAGTTTAAATCCCAAGGAACAGGTTTAAGCTGCTCTTTTGGTTTTTCAGTTTCTAAAATTTCATGGGTAAGATTTTTTTCTATTTCAGAAATATTGACATTGCTTTTTTGCATTTCTTTTTTTACCCATGCTACTACCACCTCTTCAGTTAACTGTTCATACAAAATAAAATTCTGAAGATTGTCAGTGCTTAATTTTTGGACACCAGCGCAACTAACGGTAGTCTTTTCGTTGGTCGCAATAATTCTCCAATGCGCGGCAAAAACAACATCTTGTTTGCCCATTAGTTCTTGATGTGTATCAAGCTGTTCAATCTTCATTTGATGTGTGATTTGCATGGTGACCTCATCTTTCCAAATATGCCAAAGCGATATGAAGACCTCCAGCATTGATTGTTACTGCGCCTCCTGAGGTAACAACCTTCAATGAAATTGCATCACCTGGATCAAAACTAACTTCTGCAACCGTTGATGCGGAAGCGCCATTTGCATCACTTAAATTAACCACAAGGGCTGTGTCAACGCCATTTTTTTGCACCGTAATGCTGTACAACAAACCCACGGGGCCAGGCAGTGTTGTTGCTTCAGCAAAAAGCCGTTGCAACGTAAATCTACTCGCCACTAAAAATCTTGCTGCACCATTTGACGCTAAAACCAAACCTGTTGATGGTTGTACAAAGTTTGTGGTTCCACCAGAAATTGTGGTGGCATTAGACGCAAAAATTTGATTGCCACTATTTACAGCAGTATTGAATGCTGATTTAACTACATAATCACCGGATGTAACGGAAATGTTCGACGCATTGATATTTGACGGCAACTGAATTAAGCGATGCCGAACGCCACTTTGGATTCTAATAGGCGCACTTCCTGATGTTGATGCACCAGAGCGATTAAAACCAATTCCAGGCGATTCTATTGAGCAAACAATCGAATCTAATAGTGCAATGCCATGACCTGTGGTTGCTGGATTTGAACCATAGCCATTAACTTCAACATTTCTAAATTGAATTGCATAGGCCGTGTTTAGTGTGATAGCGTTCACGCCGCCGCTGGTCAAATGGTTTTTGCCAGTTTGCTCAATCCAACATTCTTCAAACATTGTTGTTTGTGGCGCGTCTGTTGGATCGCCCGATCCATCGCAGACAATACCTTCTTCGCCCAATTGTTCAAAATTACAATTTATAAAGGTATTTACACGGCCATTAGTGTAATAAAGACCACGGCCATCATTTTCAATCAATCGAAGATCAAGAAATGTGTTTACGCTTGGCCGCGTTGTTCCACTATTGTTGCCGCGAATTATCAACGCATCACCAGTACACTCGCTAATTGCAATAGATGAAAACTGATCGTGAAGTACGTTGCCTTCAATAATTAAACCAGCAACAGTTGCCGAAACGTTTGCGCGATTGCCATTGATTCTGAAGTTTTGATACACCAGGTTTTGCGACAATGACCCAACGTACAGCACCGATTCATCAGTAAATGATGGATCAGCAAGAATGCGCGACGCATACACACCGTCACCCATCACTCCACATTGGCTAACGTCAATTTGTTCATCAACCAAGTAAAGCCCC